TAAATAACAGACCATACGAGATATTCACTGGCATAGCTGATGAGGACAATGGTATTTTATTGCCTAAAAGTATCAAGAATGGAGAGATTGAGAAATACAAGGATGAGGACGGGAACAAACATTACAGATTCAGTTTCGTCAATAAAGCCGGTATTGGTGGATCGATCGACAATTTAGAGAACCGCTTCTCGCCAGAGTTTTGGAATTATGCCAAACTGATTTCGGCCACGTTAAGATACGAGATGCCGATACATAAAGTGGTATCACTTATCCAAAGTCTTGAATGGAATAGTGAATCTATTAATAACTGGAGAAACGGTGTTATTCGTGCGTTAAAAGGATACATCCAAGACGGCACAAAAGCAAAAGGACAGAAATGTCCTAATTGTGGACAAGAGACATTAATCTTTCAAGAAGGATGTTTAATTTGTACTTCTTGCGGATCATCTAAGTGCGGATAAAAAAATAAATTATAAATATTTTACGGTACAAATATTTGTGTATTTAAAATATACTATATACATTTGTACCGTAATATTAAAACAACAAATAAATGGAACAAATGAAGTAGTGTCAATTTTTAAAAAAGGACTGGTTCACATTAGGGGTAAGAGACCAGATTTAGCAGAATTGCAAAGAGAAATTCGCAAGCTACCAGATGGAGAATATGCGTTTTATATTTGCGACAAAAAACCAAACAACACCCTTCCTAGAATGAAATACCTCTTCGGCGTAGTACTAAAAATAATATCAGAAGAACTACCCGATCATCCTTCAACAGAGGTATTATATCGAAAATTCGAAAAGATGTTCGCTCCCGTAAGAGAGACAAGAATATTCCGTAATTATTTTCGATACCAAGATTTAAAGAATTGTAGTCCACAGGAACTAGACGATGTTATCGAGAAAATAATATTGTTCTCCTCCGAGAATCTAGGGATTGAGCTAAAAGAAAGACTCGATTACAAGAAATGGGAGGTTTCCGAAGTCTATATAGGCGCTTATAATGACCAATGGACGGATTATAACAGAAAAATTTAAGTACCACAATTTAAACAAGCAAATCATGTCAGAAGTAGAAGAAAAAGATCTAGAACAAAAATCATTACAACAGTTATTCGCAGATTCACAAGAGACATTAGAAGAAGCGCAAGCAAGAAAATCGGCAGAAGAGTTAACCTTCACGAGGTTTAAGAATTTCATCATGGATAAGGCCAAGACCTATCGCATTCGTATCTTACCGTTATCCCCGAAGGACGAGCGTAGAGGATATGAGCATCCAGTACGTCAAAAATGGTTGAAAATAAACAATCCAGATACAGGTAAGGATATCAATATCAAGGTATGTAGAGCTATTGACGCTGGATATTCCGTGGATTTGATCGATACCTACAAAAAACTAGCCTTGGACGCAGTCAAGGGCGATAAGGATCTTGAGGATAAGATTAAGAATGGCTCTTTCGGTGGCGGTTTGAAATATGACTATAATCACGCCATGTATATCTACGACTTGGATAACATGGAAGAAGGCATGATGATCTGGGAAGCCTCAAATGGCCAGTGGAAAGGTTTGGAGGACCAAAAAGATCCTGTATGGAAGAAATTAGTGGAGAAAAATAAGAATCCGAAGTACCCATGCCCTATCTCATCCTTTGACAAGGGATACCCGGTTGAGATCCAAAAAAAGAAAGGCCCAAAGACAGAATATGTTTTCTCGATCGATATTCTTGGTGACTCCCTGCCATTAGACGAGAAACAACTCAGCGATCTTGTCAAGGCACCTCTCCTAACAGATATCGTCAAACGGTATACGAAATATCATTTGGGAGCAACTATCGAGTTCTTGAAACAATACGATGAGACGATCGGTCAGAACATCATGTCTAATGAGGAGATGGTAAACGCCATCGAGATCTTAAAGGGCGAGCTTCCAGCTGATGATACTTCCAGTTTCTCTTTCAAGAAAGGAGATAACGGTAACGATGAGCCGGATGATGCCATTACTTACGACAAGCTATCAGCCATGTATGACGATCTCACAGGAAAGGGTATTACTGACAAGTCTGACGAGGGACAGAACTTGAGAAGCTTGATTGCAGAGTATATAAAGTCCAGAAATCTATCGGTAAAGGTTGAGCGAAAGAAGACCAATATGACTTTATTGGATGAGATCGAGGCAGAACTGGAAGCTTTAGGCGAGGAACCATCCGCAAAAACCAGTCAATCGACATCCGTAAATTCCAAGGAAGAAAAGGAAGATCTTCAAGAGGAAGACAATGAGAGCAACGAAGAAGATTGTCCCAACCAAGACGCAACCGCTGAACCCGCAGTCGGTCGCAGAAAAAGAAAATAATCAGTTCCGTTTATAATTTTTCAAGGGTATATCGAAGTTTATTTGGTATACCCTTTTTTTTAAAATATAAAAGTAGTATAATGGAAACAAGTATCTTAGAAGAGATCAGTGCTATTATTAAAGCTTCTGATTGGATTATAAAAAATATTCGTTGTACGAATGAATATAAGATAGCAATAGCTGAATTATTAACAACAAAGGCATCATTACCAATATTAAGTATTTGTAAAGATAATATTCCTCCACTAACAGAAAATACATTATATTGTGCAACAGATCTTCTAAAATATTATCATGTTAATATCTCTACTGCTGAGTTTAATAAAATAATGATGGATATCAATATGATGAAGGAAGTAAATGGTAAAGTTAAAACAAAAATATTAATAAACAAAGGTCTAACTTTTGGAGAGAACATTCCTACAAAATCAAATATTCACAATACTACACGCCCAATGTATTATCGTGATAAATTTCTAGAATTGCTCAAAATTACAGGTATATATGGATAGAAAAGCCGTAGCCTTGCTCTTGAATGACATACACGTTGGCAAGGATACCATCAATGACTTTAAACTGAACTGGAAGGAAGCTATCGATCTAGCCATTGATTATCAGATTAATCACATATTGGTAGGAGGAGACTTATTCCTAAGCAGATCCTCCCAGAATCTAGATATTTTGTTAGCCGTACATGACGCTTTCCAAGAATGTCTTGATAACAATATTAGTGTTACCCTTATAGAAGGCAATCATGATCTGGTAGACCAAGAAGCGGCCAGAGGATATTGCCATGTATTCGACTCTTTCGATAACGTGCGTGTGATAGATACTTGGGGAGAGGTTGGATTCGGTGATCTAACAGTGGGATTGATTTCCTATTTCCCAGAGAATGGTTCCTTCATCCAGAAACATGGTGAGTTAATGGATTATCTTGACGGAACCGATTATCAAAAACGAATCTTGTATATTCACCAAGGTATCAGAGGAGCGCTCTCCCAGCCTACCGATGACGAGTTGCCAGCGGATATGTTTAAGAAATGGGATAAGGTATTAGTCGGACACTATCATAATAGGTGTAAGTTTGGTAACATTGAATATATCGGTAGTTCACGCCAGCACAATTTTGGCGAGGACGAGGAAAAGGGATACACTATCCTATTTTCGGATGGTGACACGGAGTTCGTACAAAACAAGGTAAATATCAGATACAAGACACTTGAATTATCGTTCGATGAGATCAACTCGCATATCAAGGAGACGATAGAGGATCTTACCCAAGACGGGTATCGTGTACGTGTAAAGATCCTTTGCGATCCAGAGCAAGTCAAGAGCTTAGATAAGCAGTTTTTAATCGATTCTGGAGCAAGCAAGGTCGAGGTGGCACAATCTGTCACAGAACGGGCGAAAGTCTCCCAGAATAGCTTTGAAAAACGTTTTGACAAGTCTGGTCTAAAGGATATGTACTCAGCGTTTTGCGAGAACAACAATATCGATAATGAGGAAGTCGAGGTAGGAATAAGATATCTTAATGTAATCCAATAGATCATGTGGAGAATAAATAAAATTCAAATAAAAAACATCTGTACCCTGAAGGATGTCGAATACTCGTTCAATCAGGGAGTGACCACTTTGGTTTTCGGTCACAATTTAGACAACGAGGGGCAAAAGAATAATGGCTCTGGGAAATCTGCCTTGACGGAAGCTATTGTTTTTGGACTGACAGGATCTCCATTACGTCAAGTCAAGAATGATGAGCTTATAAATAATGAGGAAAAAAGTGCATACATCAAAATATGTCTGGATAATACCAGTGATAACACAGAGCTAGAGATCGATCGCACCATCTACAAAAAAGGATCTCCGGAGATAGTTATTACCATGTATCGAAATGGAGAGATTATTGATGATGGATCGACCTTCAAATCTGGTGTTGATGAGTATAATAAGTATATCCTTGAGTTGCTAGGACTGACGAAAGAGGATATTTATAATAGCTATGTCCTATCCAAGCATAAATACCAAGATTTCCTCTCTGCTTCAGACAAAGACAAGAAGGAGATCATCAATAGATTCTCTAACGGAAATCTGGTGGATCAATCCATCGCAGCCGTACAGAATGACAAGAGACCATTAGAGGATGAACTCAATAAGTCCAAGCTTGAGTTATCCAACAATGACGGTCGTATCTCGGCTATTGAGGAACAGATCGAGACTGAGATGGATAACTCGGAAACCAGAAGATTATCAAAGATCCAACGCATAAAGAACACACGAGAGCAAATATCCAAGTATCTACGTTCCATCGATGAATCAAAGATCGAAAAGGAGCAAAATGAGGAGCGATTGGATAAAATGAAGCAAGCGAACGAAGTCTTGAATGAGATCGATCAAGAGAGTGACAATAAATCCATCGATCAAATCTTGGACGAGATCAACAATAGGTTTCTAAATCTAGGGGTCATCCAATATGACATTAGCGACATCTCCAAATCAAGGGAGGATTTAATGACCCGCATCAATCAACAGAAGGATCTATTGGACAAGCTATCCGCAGACTTGAATGAAAGGGAGACCGAGCTTAATACGGCCAAGGAAATTGAGAATAAATGCTTGGAAAATTATCGTAACGGACAGTCCGAATATGATAAATTCTGTAAGGAAATTGAATCACGCATAGGTAAGTGCGAAAGCGAACGAAAGGAATTTGGGGATCAAATACTAGTTATGCGCAACACGGTCCGCTCAAATGCCTCCACCATTGCAGATCTGGAAGCGAAGATCAGCGGGGCTATAGAATGTCCCCATTGTGGCAAGCATTTTATCTTGGGTGATAAGGATTTTGACATCGAAAAAGCAAAGGAGGATATCCAACAATACAAGAAATCAACCCAGTCCTGCAAGGATAAGATAAGTCTGAACGAGAAGGAATTAGATCGCATCGAGGAAAAGATTGATGAGATGAACAAGCTCAAGCTTAAGCAAAAAGGTCTTTTGAATGATATGGAAAGAGAGATCAAGGACGCTAACATGGTCGTGTTCTCAAAAGTGAACGAGATACAGGTCATCAACAGTAACATAAACAAGGCGAAACGACTGATCAGAGATTTAGAGGAAAGGATCAATCATATTGTCAATGACTTGTTCAATGATTTATTCGACAAGGTAGAGATCTCTTTCAAGAGATTGTCCAGCGCCATCAAAGTCGCCTCCGAATCCATATCATCGCTAGAAGGTGCCATCAAGGTTAATGAGGAATTGATAAGCAAGCTGGAGAGCGAGACAGATGAGTCTGTTATCGTGTCACTTCAAACCTCATTGAAAGAGTACAAGAAGAAGAGAGCCTTGATTTACAAGAAACATAACGAGCTGGAAGATCGGATTAAGACCTTAAACACCCAAGAAGCTAGATTCATAGCATTCAAGACCTATTTGGCTAACAGTAAAGTCGAGGCTTTAAATGAGATAACCAATGGCTTCCTAGAGCAAATAGGTAGCGACTTGAGAGTTAGGTTTGACGGTTACACCATGCTAAAGTCCGGAAAGATACGTGACAAGATCTCGGTATCCCTGTTACGAGATGGTATTGACGCTGGTAGTTTCTCTAAATTCTCTGAAGGCGAGAAAGCTAGGATACAACTAGCCACGATCCTAGCAATGAATACCCTTACAAACAATAACGCAGACTTGAACAAAGGATTGGATATTCTGGTGCTTGATGAGATACTTGCAGCTGTTGACGAGGAAGGATTGACATTCATTCTTGAGTCATTAAATAAACTCAAGATCACTTCTCTGGTTGTGTCTCATGGCAAGACAGCGGAGTCATACCCATATAAATTAGTAATAACCAAACAAAACGGAATATCAACTATTGGATAATCATATCAAAGTTCCCGTAGATTTAAAGAAAGAAGATATATTGGCGCTTGATATAGCCACGCATACGGGATACTACTCAACCCACGGATCGGGCACGTGGGATTTCACTGAAAAGAAATCTAACGATTGGAAACAACACCTTGATTTCAGAACCACATTATTAAATTTTATCCAAAAAAACAACATTAGGCTCATAGCCGCAGAGGATGTAAACGTAGGTGGTCGATTCTCCGGTATGAGAAAACTAAGTGAGTTTAGGGGTATCTTGATGGAGATATGCGATACTCTTGGTCTCCCAGAGCCAATCTTCGCCAATGTATCAGCCATCAAGAAGTTCGCTACCAATAACGGAAACGCTAGCAAGGAGGAGATGATCCTAGCCATGAAAGACAAATATGGACAGACTCCCGTAGACGATAACGAGGCAGACGCTTGTCACATTTTCCATTTAATATGTAAAAGATATAGATTATGAGCGAGATTAGAAGAAAGAGAAGAAAGTTAAATCTTCATATGAATGTTCTAGGGGTATTGCTGTCAGATTTCTATCAATTTCTTGAAAAGTCACCAAGACCATCTGACGAAGAGGTAAGACAAACTTTCACGCATTGCCATAAGAGATGGAAGAAGTACTGTGTGACCAAGGGGTTGTCGGAGATGATGATGGATGAGTTTAAACGTCAAGTGTCGGAAGCATGGAAACACAAAATGAGCGAAAGCCATTAGACAAGTTGACAAGCGAAGAGGTAAGAGAAAGACATGATTTATTCAACAAGTATGTCACTCCCAACCTCAACTTGGTTTATAAATGTGTCATCCAGTACTCGATGGATAAAAGTTATATTGATGATAATTACGTAGAGGCTTTGGTCAACTATTATAATTACATCGACACCTATGATCCAACTAGACCTTTGGCCACGTGGCTTCATATTGTTTGTAAGAGGTTCGTACATAACCTTGAGATGAGAAGAACCAAGGAGACCAAGTCTACGGATGATGTCAAGATAGATAACTCTCCTGAATTCTCCTATGATCCTCTGGAGGTTAGCGAGAATATATTAGGCGTGGATAATTGGAGAGATCTTTACGATGATGATATATTGAGTGCCTTGGAGACATTAAAGCCGATATATCGTGAGGCGTTCATTCTTCAGCAAGCAGGTTACAAATTGCACGAGATAGTCGAGATCTCATATCAAAATGGTAATCTCGCATCAAAAAGTATCGATACAGTTAAAAGTCGCCTATTCCTTGCCAGAATGCAATTACAAGCCTTATTGACCAGAGATGGAAAACGAAGGATTGATTAAGAAGTTCATCAAGATCTACGTTGAGATAGAAAGAAAATGTCTCCATCCCCAGTTCTCTTTTCCCGGAGGAGGAAAGGTAACCCGTGAGATGGAGACATTCACGAAACAACTCAATGATAGATTCGGTGAGGTAAGTGACAGCCGTGTGGTGGATTATTGCGTATGTATCGCTCATTATTGGAGGGATCTAAAAAGACAATGGAGACCTAGCTTCTCATTCGGTCCAAAGGCAATCCAACGTTACATAGATTTCAAGAATGGCAAAAGGTACTATGAGGATGGATGGCTAAAGGATCATGGATTATCCAGATCATATCTGGAGAGTCTTATCATGGATACGTCTAATCACCCATTGACAAAATACGTTTACATGGAAGCTGAGGAAACAACGAAAGCCAGATCGCAACGAATAGGGGCCTATATTGCGCTATGTTTCAAAAGCACGTTGTTATGGTCCCCTTTCTCTCCCTCCTGTCAAAAATGCGATCAATCGGACAAGTGCAAGCAATACACCAATAATGTTTATCCGGAATTATATAGAATCAGATTAGAGAAATGGCAAAAGAAGAAATAAAACAACTTAGCGAGGAATTCCTATACATCTTATATAACGCAGCTCTAAAACGTAGTAATATATGTGGTATCATCGTTGAGAATATGAGACCGGAATACCTTCCGGACAAGCAGTTTCAAACCATCAATAAAATAATAGGCGTTTATTTCAAGGCCAATAAGTGTCCTCCATCTGTAGGTATATTGATGGAAAAGGTAAGAGATAACTTGGATTCGGTGGAATTGGTACAAACCATCAATGAGGTCAGCTATAATGAGACTGACGATATAATAATCGATACCTTGGAAGAGTACATCAAGGATGTCAAACTAAAGCAAGTCTATCAAAAGATTCCCCAATATTACAATAAGGGGCAAGCGGAAAAGGCGCAAGATGAGATCAAGAAGTATGCTGAATGGTTAAACTCGTTCTCATTGCACGCCTCTAGTTTTATCGATGTCTTAGGTACGTTCAAGGAAAGATATGATGATAACGTGAAAGAGGTAGAAGAGACAAAAAGACAGAACAAGCCTATAGTATCCCGTTTCTATATCGATGATCTGGACGAGATGAACGGAGGAAGGAACTTGCGCACGCAATTAACATGTTTCTTGGCTCCCACCGGTGTCGGTAAGTCCCATATAGCACGTCATATAGGTCTTCACGCTGCTATTGATGACGGCCTAGACGTATTGCACTTCCAGCTTGAGGGATCTCAGAAAGAAGTGGTTGACGCATATAGTGGAGCGTTGATAGAGAAAAGTTCATACCTGTACGAGAAGGGGAAATTGACAGATAACGAGATAGATCGATACATGGCCCAGATTAACGAGTACGCCGGAAACATCGATGTCAAGTCTTTCCCACGCTTCAATAGCAAGGTATCGACCATCGATATAAAATCCGGGATTGACGAGTACAAGAAGATATACGGCAAACCCCCAGACGTGATAATAATAGATAGCATGGATTTGTTAAGTGACGCATCCGGAAAGCAATGGGACAGCGATCATGAGAGGCACAAACGAATAGCCGTAGCTAACGATTTAAAGGATATAGCCGGTGACGAGGATGTATGGATTGTCGTAACTTATCAAGCTACCGTAGAGAATAGGGATTGGTTAAATGACGAGAAAAACGTATTGACAGAATACAACTGCTCAGAGGCAAAAGGATTAGCGAGACCAATGACCCATTTAATATCGTTAAATCAATCTGACAACGAAAGAAAAGAGAACATTATTCGCCTTCATATCGCTAAATCAAGGTTCTTTAAAAAAGGAAAAACGATTAAGATAGCCACTAGGTATGAGGATGAGGTATTCTACGACAAGCAAAGGACATTAAATATAAGTAAAGTGGCATAGAAAATAACGAAGCTCATAGTTTTTCTATGAGCTTTTATTGTTTAATTAAAACTTATTATTACCTTTGCAATGTCAATGAATTATACCCAGAATGAGGTAGAGTTTTTGATCCAAGAACTCAAAATTGAACTGAATGGCTACTTGGATGGAGCAGAAAAGAATCTGATAGTAGAATACTGTCCATATTGCCATAAAAAGCACAAGTTTGCTATCTATATAGGGAAACCAACCGCAAAGAAAACATTGTTCGCCTCTCATTGCTTTTCTTGCGGAAAATCCAACAGGGAACTAACCCCATTGTTAGAACATATAGGTAGGACAGACTTAGTTTTCGAGGCTACAAGCTCGATTAGTGCTGAACTGGATAATCTTTCTTTTATAACGAATGAGAATGGAGATGTTGTCGATGATAGTGTCGATATCATTGATCCTCCGAAAGGGTTTAAAAGGAGTTATAAGAATAACTACTTAAAGAATCGTGGATTTAACGCTGATGATTATGAGTACTTTCCAGTAGGAACCACGAGAGGCTGCAATTTTAAGCTTGACAATTATGTTATTTTCCTCATCATAGACGCAGGGGATATCGTTGGGTGGGTAGCGAGACATATATGGCCTAAACAAGAGATCGATGAACACAATCGAAAGGCCAAGAGGAACGATGGATATCAGATCATGAGATATCGTAACTCCACAGAGAATGATTTCGTGAAGCTCCTTTATAACTTTGACGCTGTAATCGAGGGAGAAACGGACACGGTGATTATTGTCGAAGGCATCTTTGATGTGATCGCATTGACCAGAAAACTGGAGTTATACGACTGTCAACGGATAGCTGTAGTGGCTACCTTTGGCAAGAAAATCTCCAACGTGCAGATCTACAAGTTGCAAACAAAAAGGGTGAGAACCGTTGTTCTTGCTTATGATGGTGACGCTGTAGAAGCAAACAAGAACACAGCCCAGCAATTAAAGCCATATTTTGACACCTATATTGCGGACATCGAAGGATCACTTGATTTCGATGAGATGGGTCGTGACCAGATTTACGATACGTTCGCTTACAGGATAAAGACACCTATTGAGTATTCATTAAATAAAATCTAAGAAAATGTCGAGAGAAAAGAAAATCTATGCGGATCAAGATCCAAACTGGGAAGGAAAGGATCTAAAATATTGGAAATTAGGGTTTCCTAGGTGGTGGAATCCAGTGTTCTGGTTAACGGTTATAATGTTCCCTATTATAGCAGGGGGTTATGGGTTTATACAACACACATATGCTTTAATAATGGAGATCAAGAGGTTCTTCCATAATTACAAGATATGACCGAAAGCCTTCAAGAATGGCTTGCGACTAACCAAATATCTTACCGTGAAATAGACAATGAGGTCTTCGAGATAGAAGGCTTCGGCAAGCTATTTATCAATGATTTAACTGAGGTTGAATCCATTTTCAGAAAAGACAATAATGGAGAGACCATATTTAATATCATGTCAACCAAGACCGAATTGATAGAGCAAGAAGTATTCTATACATGCTTCCAGTTCGGGGATAATTGGTACTACTTTGACATGAGGGGAGAGTTCAGGTTGAATATACTGAAATACATAGGTAAGAGGCTCCCGACCATACATAGCACAGGATTTGTCAACCTAGGTATCCACACGCCATTCGAGCTATTGAATGGTTCTTTCCAGATTTCAGACTGGATTAGGAAAGCCAAGTATCTGGGGCAAAACGCTATCGGTATCTGCGATAAGAATACGATGGCTGGAACGTTGGTACTCCAGAAGGAATGCCAAAAGGAAGGTCTTGGCTTTGTGATCGGATACACCTTGGACATGCGATACAAGGAAGACATCATCCCTATAAAGGTATATTGCCAAACAAACGAGGGGTTGTCCAACCTCCTACGTATCCAGAAAGAGATCAACGTGGATAGCGAGAACAAGACCCTTTCTTTCTCCAACCTACAAAGATATTGTAAGGGGAACGTGATCGTATTGGGGACATTGGCCGTGTACTGGATGTTCGACAATATCAACTTGATAAAAGCCTTAAACAAGGTCTCTAAGGTCTATTATCAAGTTGACCTTACCGAATTCAAGGCTGACAGGTTCG